CAGCTTCGATATTCCGCCAGAGTATTCCGAGGTTGGTGTTGAGTATGCCGTACAGAGCGGAGGCACAAGTTCGACGCTCAACGTGGACGTGCTAGAAGTCACCGCAGTGTAGGATTCCGATGGGACTCTTTCGACCAGTCAACGCGATCCTCACCCCCGGCCATCCGCTGTGGAACGGCTGCAAGCTCGCGTTGCTGGGCCAGCACGCGGGCGGGAATACGGCGTATGATTCGAGCCCGTGGGGGAACAACGGCACGCTGCAATCGGCGACCTGGACAAAATACACTGACCGTCACGCTCTACTGGGAAGCAGCACGAACAGATATGTCGATGGATTCACCGCACCAGCAGCGGGCGCGTTTTCAATATCATGGCTCGGCAGAAATGACTCGACATCATCTACCGGGCTAACCGCGTGGTTTTCGTGGCTCGGAGCCGCACCCTATAACGGGCTGATAACTGAGTCGACGACAGAAGATGATATTTCCGTACTCGATCCGGTCGGCAATCGACTCAATACATGGGATGCCGCGTTTCCATACGACGGAGAACTGTACCATTTTACGTACACGCAGACCGGAAGCGGCGCAGGGCAGACGGTCGAACTGTTCCGAGACGGGGTGTCGCTAGGGTCGTCCACCGAAACCACCGACGCGATGACGACGTTTACTATCGGCAAGTTTGGGGCGGCAGACACGCGGACATTCCGTGGTGCGATTGGTGATGCGATAGTACACAGTAGAGTGCTTGCTGACTCCGAAATCGCCACCCTCGCATCCCCCGACCCCATGTACGGCGGTGCCCTCTGGGTGCCGTCCACGACGCTGACGTTCTGGACGGGCGGCGGGGCGGTGGATGAAAGTGAAGCAACAGCTTCAGTTGAGTTGGGAGGAGCATCTGTATCAGCCTCTGGATCGTCTACGGCACCGTCGTTCAACTCAAGTGTAGATTCCAACACTGGAGGAGTTACAGCATCAGTTGATGGAACAGTTGCAGATCCAGAGTACACTGCGTCACTGGCACCTTCAGTAGGATCAGTAAGTGCCAGTGTATCGGCTACGTTTACTGCACCATCATACTCTGCTACCGTTGGAGTCGAATCTGGAAGTTTACTGGCTTCATTATCGGCTACGTTTACTGATCCAATCTACTCAGCCGAAACAGCTGGTTTAGTGGGAGGGTCAAGTGCATCTGTTAGTGCTACGTTTTCAACTCCAGACTACTCAGCCAGTGTTGGCGTAAGCTCTGGAGCTTACACTGCGGCGTTGTCGTCAACATTCACAGCTCCAGTATATTCAGCTAGTATTGCTACCAGTTCTCCTGGAGTCACGGGATCAATATCGGCTGCGTTTACTGATCCAGTCTACTCAAGTACAGTTGCAGTCACATCAGGGGCAGTAGATACGGCTGCTAGCGGGACTACGTCAGATCCAAGCTACACTGCATCGGTCACATTGAGTGCTGGTTCAATAGTTGCTTCTGCATCTGGTAGCTTTACATCACCCGTATACTCGGCCACTGTGGATACTCAGTTGTCGGGTGTAAGTGTAGATGCGTCTGCTTCGTTTGCTTCAGCTGTGTTCTTAGGTAGCGTTAGTGCGAGCGTAGGAACCACAGAGGCAAACGTATCAGCATCGTTTGAGGCTGGAACAAAAACTTCGTCAGTTGAAGTCGAGGTCGGGGCAATGGTTCCCGATGCTTCAGCTACCTACACCCCGGTGGGAACACCATTTGTGATATTTGCCCAACAGCAAATGCTTCTCTCAGTATAGGAGTTTATCATGGCGTCAAACTTTAAGATCAGTACGAACTGGCGAGACCTCGCGTGTGACGCGATGGTAGATGATCTCGACACTGGAGGCGGAGCGGCTACCATCGACGTAAGGACAGGTGCACCACCGTCCAACGTGAGTGACGCTTCGACTGGCACACTGCTCGGCACCCTCACTATGAATGCAACAGCATTTGGTGCTTCATCTTCGGGTGTCGCTACAGCCAACTCAATCACTTCCGATACGGACGCCGATGCCTCCGGTGATGCCGGCCACTTCCGTGTCTACAAGAACGGAGCAGCTGACACTGCAGCGGACTGTCAAGGTACGGCTGGTGAGTCTGGTGATACCCCTGACATGGAGTTTGATAACAAATCGATTGTGGCTGGCGGTACCATCGCCATCTCGTCGTTCACTCTTACAGTACCCATTCAATAGGAGACGACAATCGTGAGTCGAAAACCAAACTTTCGCAAAGGTGTACCTGCTTGTTTTGCCCCTCCTCTCACAGCTGAGAAGCTAGTAGAGTTTCGTGAGTTGAAGAAGCAAGCCGATGCTCCCGTTGCCGACGCGATGGAGGAGTTGATCGTGATGGTCGAGACTTTCCTGAAAACTGGAAAGTCGAAACGTGATCCTGAAGTCGTCCCGATGCTCGCCAGAAAGGATGGCAAGACCATCACCAAAGCAGAGTGCGTGCCTCTGGAAGACAAAGAGGTAGAACGCATTTGGGATGTGGTGCCGTGGGAACACGAGATCAACGCCATGGCCGACCTCTTTGAATCGTTGCCTAACGGTGATCTCAGGAATGCTGCCTTCCATTTGATCTGGTATGCACGGGAGCTGGTTCGTGATCGTGAGCCAATGACGAACGATACGCTGAAAGAGTAGGCAATGGAAATCGATGCTAATAGCACCGACGTTTCAATACCCTTCCTGGTATTAGGAACCTCCGGCAGTCCAGTAGAGAACTTGGTCGCTGCTGATCTGACGTTCTGGTATCGCAGAGGGGTAGTCGGTGCTAAGGTGTCGATCTCATTGGCTGACCTTTCAGATCCAACTGACGAGCATTCGGATGGCGGTATTATTCACGTTAGCGATGGATGGTACCGCCTGGACTCTCCTGACGCTGCTTTTGTCAGGGGAGTCCGTAGCGTGAGGTTTGGGGGATCGGCAGGCGGCAGCAAGTTGTTCGTTCCAGATGTAGACTTGGTATCAGTGACTCATACCACAGGACTCTAAGACATGCGGGTCAACGAAGATAGCACAGATGTCTCAGTAGATATCCGGGCCTTCGATGTGTCAGGAAGTACATTGCAGACGAAAGTAGCCGCTAACTTTACGCTCTGGTACCGCCGTGGAACGGATGGAGCAAAGGAGTCCATATCGTTGATTGATCTTTCTGCTTTGACAGACGCTCACTCTGACGGAGGCATCATTCACGTAGACGATGGTTGGTACCGGGTGGACATTCCAGATGCTGCATTTGCTTCCGGTGTTCCATTTGTGTTAGTCGGAGGCACAGTATCAGGCGGAGTTGTGCTAAGTAACCCAGTGTCAATCGTTTCAGAAACAGTTACGAGTGTGACCCTACCAGACGACCCAACGCTGGCTACTGGAGTAATGAAGTTGCTTACACCAGCTGGTGCTGCAGACGAAGGGGCTACTGTGACCGTGAAGGTAGTGGGTGGTCCAGGAACAGCAGGCTACTCACTAGACGATACAGTTTGGACTGAGACTGCTGACTCAAATGGTGACGTTCAGTTTGTTGGCCTACTGCCTGGAGCCACATACGAGATTTGGCGTGGAAACTCAAAACGCCTCAAGCAGCAGTTCACCGTTGACACGGATGCTGGAGGCACTTCGTTTAACATAGAGGAGGTCATCGGAAAACCATGATTGCTGAACACACACCAGCAGCTGCAACTGATGCAGTTGTTACTCTGGCGGCTGTGACCGGAAAGAGGTATCGTATCAAACGCTTGCATTGGAGCTTTGATGATACCCCGGCCGCTGCTGTTGAACTAACTCTCACCGATGGGACAAATACTTACTCTTGGTTTATCGTTGGGACCGGCCCCGGTCAAATCGATCTTGACGCTTCATTTGCTCCTGCGACTGAGGTTGAAGTGACTTTGCCTTCGGGCGGCGGAACTTCGAAAAACTCGTTGGTGGTCGAATATGAACTGGTGATCTAATGACGGTCAGAACAACATCAGCCGCTGTTCAGGAAGTCTTGAGTGATGACTACACATCAGGAGACTCGCTCACGGCATTTATTGAAGCGGCGAATCGTTTAGTGACGAAAGTCTGTACTAGTACTGACTACGATTCAACTGATCTGGAATTGATCGAACGATGGCTAGCAGCTCATTCCTATATGGTAGGAAGAAAGCAAACATCAGAGGAGCGAGTTGATGTTGTCGGAGTAGTTTATGCTGTCAAGACTGATCTTGGTTTTGACTCGACTACTTACGGGCAGATGGCTATGCGTCTTGCTTGGAAGGGCGAGTTGGGTCGTCTCAACGTCGATATCAAAAAGGGTAAGGGTGGCCGCTCGGCTCAAGTGCTTTGGGGAATCGATTCTAGGCGGGCTATTTTCGATGTCAGGAGAGTTGTGATGGGTTGGATATCTAGGTTGACTCAGAAAGCAGGTCAGACCGCGGTCTATTGGGAGCCCGATGGAAAGGATTCTTATGGTCAGCCCACGTTCAAAGAGGGTAGAGAGATTTCTGTTCGCTGGATCGACAAAGCTGAGTTATTCTTAGATTCTAATGGCGAGCAGAAAGTCAGTCGTGCTCATGTTCACGTGCTAGAGGATTTGGAAATCTTTGGCTTGCTTTACAAAGGAAACCTGACCGATTTAACAACTCCTAACGATCCTCAGAGAGTCAGCGGTGCTTACCAGATCCGTCAGAAGTTGGGGCTGAAAGATGTGAGTGGAAGTCAAGACTTCTACAAGGTGATCTTGTGATGGCTAAGTTATGCCGAGTAGAGAGAGTCGCGAAGTTAAAGCAATCTCTTCGCAAGATGAAAGCCATTCATGCTGCTGGGTTCGAAAAAGGATTGAAGAAAGCTGGCTTGTTTGTTCAGCGTGAGAGTCAGATGCTTGTTCCTATTGATACAGGAGTTTTGAGGAACTCTGCCGGAACCAGAAGTGAGGGCCATTCGTTCCAAACAGTAGTGATAGTTTTTTACACCGCCAGTTACGCCCCTTATGTTCACGAGAACTTAGTTGCGATGCACGCGGCAGGAACCGAAGCTAAGTTCTTAGAAAAAGCTGTCACTCGAAACTATGCGACGATACTAAAGATCGTCCGTAATGAAGCAGTGTCACTATGAACCATTCACCAGCACAAATCTTTCAACAGTTGCTAGCTGATCTGTCGTTAGGATCTCTTCCTGATGATATGAACGACTGGCCTGTATATGTTGGTGGCATTCCTGATGCACCCGAAGAGCTCATAGTTGTGAGTGATGCTGGTGGTGTTTCTGGTAGCAAGGGAATGACGGGTCAGAAGACTGACTACGGAGCGGTTCAAGTCCGAGCTCGTTCGATAGAATACGACACTGTTTGGCAGAAGATTGAAGCAGTGAGGGCAGCTCTCGATTCTTCTGTTTACAAAACCTCAGTGACGGTAGATTCTACTAGTTATATCGTTGTCAATTTTAGTAGGACCGGCCCCATCACTTTTATGGGAGTCGATCCTAATACTCGTGCCTTTAACTTTGTTCTTAATGGTCGCGCGACGATCAGAACCTCCTAACAGAAAGGAATAAGAGAATGTCAGACACCATTCTCGACGATGGCTACAAAGTATTATTTGGCTTTGGGACATCGACGGTAGACGAGTTGGAGATTGTGGCGGTAACCCCGCCGGCAATCGAAGGTGGTGACCCGATTGACACCACTTCGTTTTCGAACACTGCCTGGCGAACTTTCGCCTTGCGTGCTTTGAAGACTCTTGAGGAGTTCGAGATCCGGGTCAAGTACTCGCCGGCTTTGATCGGTCAGATCATTACGGCATTGAACGTCAACCAGGAGTTGACGATCACTTTCCCTGATACCGACACGCTGGTATTTTGGGGAGGTGTACGGCGCTTCGCACCGGGTGAATTTGTTGAAGGTGAGCAGCCGGAAGGAACGCTTACCATCAAACCCACTCTCCGCAACGCCTCACGAGTTGAGACTGCACCCGTCTACACCAATGTTGGCAGTTGAGGAAGCATCGTCTCCGGGGTTAGCCCGTCATTGGTCATATGATCTTTGACGGGTCCCCTGGGACGACTTTTGTTTTTACTTGATCTTGTTTTGAGGAGATGATGCAATGCTACGATTCAGTCAGTCCTTTGTTATGGAACCTGTTATCCTGGAAAACCCGGACACAGGAGAGATCGAACACTACGCTATTCGTGAGCTCGACGGAAACCAAGCCGATGCCCATATGAACGATATGTCTAAGCGAACACGCTACGACGCCAAAGGCAACCCGTCTGGACTGAAGAACTTCACCAACCTGCAAGCTTCGATGATTGCCAGGGGGATGTACGAAGCTACGCTGGATAAGGACGAGAACGACGAGTGGCGAGTTGTTGAGCTTGGTAAGAAGGTCAGCGAGAAGTTCGTTCAGGGCCTTCCATCTCGGATACGCATGGCTCTACACAAACGACTCACAGAATTGTCGGGTCTTTCTGACTCAAGCGAAAACGATCCGCTCGACATCGATGAGGACGACGACCCAAAAAGTTGAGGGAGCTGGCTTGGTTTGACTTAGCCGAACAGCTCCACTTACCTTTGGCTGTTTGTAAGGAGACAGTCAGCAATAATGAGTTTACCCGATGGCAGAAGCGTCGGGTTATCTTGCTAAAGAGAAAGCAGAGAGAGGAAGTCGAGTCTTTCTCAAAGCAAGATCATTACTTAGCTCAAGTCGCTGCTGAGATCAGACAGTTGCGGCATGTAGTAGAAGTGATGGGCAGTAAGAAGAAACCAAGAGGAGTTAGAGTCGGGGATCTTCTTATCAAGTTTAAGCTCAGTAATCAAACGCAAAAGAAGGAAACTGCTGAGCAAAGAGTCAATCGGATTCGTCTGGCATTTGGCATAGCGTTGAAGAGTGACGAACTCATTAAGCGAGCAGTGAGAGACCATGAGTGGAATGATGGAGCTTGAGCGGTTGGTTGTTCGTCTTATGGGCGACGCCTCAGCTTACTTCAGAACGCTGGCTTCGGTTGAGGCGTCGACCGTCAAGGCCGCAAAGAAGTTGCAGTCGTGGGGGATCAAGTTAGCCCTTGCTCTCACACTTCCGCTTACCATCATGGGAGCGACCGCGGTCAAAGAGTTCTCCCGGTTTGATGATGCCATGACTAAGTCCATGGCAATCATGTCTGGCATCACGCCTGAAATTAAGGAGTATATGGGGCAGATTGCCAGAGGGATATCTACTGAAACGAGAACTTCGGCTGTAGATCTAGCTGAGTCGTACTACTTCTTAGCTTCAGCGGGTCTTAATGCCGCTCAGTCGGTTAAGGCACTACCAGTGGCAGAGAAGTTCGCTACTGCTGGAGCCTTTGATATGGCCAAGGCAACCGATCTTCTCACAGACTCTCAGTCAGCTCTAGGTCTGACTGTCGAAGACTCTACTCAAAACATGCTTAACATGACTAGAGTAGGCGATGTGTTAGTTAAGGCTAACACCTTAGCCAATGCTTCTGTTGAGCAATTTTCACGTTCACTAACAACTAAAGCTGGAACTGCTCTGCGTCTTCTTAACAAGGATATTGAGGAGGGAGTGGCTGTATTAGCTGCCTTCGCTAATCAAGGTATTAAGGCTGAGTCGGCTGGAGAGAAGCTCAATATAGTTCTGCGTGATCTTCAGAGATCGGCTGCCAACAATCCTGAAGTGTGGGAGAAGTATGGTATGTCGGTGTTTGATGCTACCGGTAAAATGGGGCCCATCGTTGACGTGTTAGAGGATCTCGAAAAAGGGGTGATGCCCCTTTCTAACTTGGAGCAGATCGAAGCGTTCAAGGAGTTAGGCTTTCAATTCCGTTCTATTGCCGCGACTAAAACTTTAATGGGTTTCTCGGACGAGATCAGGGAGTACGAGAAGGAACTCAGGAGGGCGTCGGGCACTACCAAGGATGTGGCTGAAAAGCAAATGCAGTCGTTCGCATCCCAGATTGATATTACTAAGAACATGATGAAGGAGTTCAAGATTCAAATTGGTGAGGCTTTGGCTCCTGCTCTTACTTCTTTGAATGAGCAGCTTCAAGGAGGCTTTCAATACTGGCAAACCATGACCAAGGAATCCAAGCGAATGGCTTTGATGATGGGCGTGGTTGCGGCTGCCATCGGACCTGTTTTGATTATCATTGGTTTGTTAGGTCGACTGCTGATCCCAAAACTTATCTTCGGCATGCGTTTGTTAGGCATGTCGATTGCCATGCCATTTAACTTGATGCGAAGCCTGTTTTCTGGTGTGGCTCGATTAGCTACTTCTACCGGCGGCGTAATCATGTCGGTAGCTGGAGCTATTCGTGCTAACGCGTGGGGCGTCTACAAGTCCATACAGATTGTAGGAGTCACTGCTTACAAAAAGATCTCTCGAGCAGCTCAAGTGGGAGGTCGGATAGGAGCCCTTACTTTCAAGACGATCGCCATGTCAGGATTGAAAGCCTACCAACTTATCAGGGGCACTTTCAGTCCAGGCTATATGCGAGCGGTGTTTGCTGATTGGAAGTTAGCAGCTCGCCGAACTTGGTTATCAATGAAGATTGGGTTGGTGGGGATTTATAAGCAGATCAGAACTACGTTCAATCCTGCTTATATGAGAGCGGTGTTTGCTTCATGGATGTCGTCGGCAGGCAGAGCTTTCGCTTACATTAAAGCATCAGGAATCCGCACTGCTGCTCTGCTTCGAACCAACTTTATGACAGCCAT